CTTGGTAAAGTTTTTGATAAAATTGTCTTTTCGATGGATGTATTAGCTCTTAATTTTGCTAATTCTTCGTTTTGATCAAGTTTTTCGTCTTGATTTTGTTGGTTCATCATCGCTCTCATCTTATCTAGGTTAATTCTCTCTTCACCTTCGTCACGTTTTCTTTGATTTTCTTGTGCTTGAAGGTCTAATTCTCTTGCTCTTAGTTTAGCAATAGGATCATTGTCAAATTGAGAGGTAATTTTCTTCTCTTCCTTCATAAATTCTTCCATCATGTCAGCAATTAGTTGTGCTTTTCTTGCTTCAATCTTTTCAGAAATCATTCTAACCTGATTTTGCATATTTGGATCCATCATCGCTTGTGGATTTTGTTGCATCATCATAAGTTGTGACATTTCATTTCTAAATTCTATTTCAACTTGTTCTTGAGCCATTAAAGAAATGTGTTCAAAACAATTTTTTTCTAATGCTGCCATAACGACTGGTGCATTTCTAGCCATGTTAGTTGCCATAAAATTTAAGTGAGCTGTAATGTGTGCTCTGTGATCCTGACCAGGGAAAGCTTGGAACGGTTTCCCAGCAAGAGCATCAATGTGCTCAAGTGCTGGGTCCTTTGGTGTGGGTGGTTGTGGTCGAATTAAAATTTTGTCTACATCTTTTACACCTAAAGCCTCATACATATTTCTATATGCTTGATACAAATTATGTATTTGTGGATTAGATGTTGCCAGCTGCAGTTCCGACTGTGCGAGGGAAATACGCTGTGTCTGAGAAAATATGTTTGGATCTGCAACTGGCAATATATCTACTCTGTCATCAAAGTCTGTTTGTTTAATCATTCTTTGACCACCAACGACATCGTAGGGATATTCATTGGGTAGATATAACTTAAAAACTCTTGCTAATAATTTGAACTCTTGTTTAAGGGCTGCATAAATTCTTTTGTGAATAGCAGACATTGTTCTACTACCTCTTTCCAACAAAGCTACTGTCGTACCCACTGCTGCTTGTTGATTACCCTCACCTACTTGCAGATCTGCTATTGAAGCGAATCTTTGACCTGCTTGTACTACGACGCCCATAAGTGCTAATAAGGTTTGTGATGGTTCTTTAAAAGGAAGCATCATGAATGAATCTCTGATGTTACCACCTGGTGCATCTACATCTCTAAACTCTCCAGGTTGAATGGACTGTGCATCATCTCTGATTCTTATTCCTCTTTGTTTAAATCCTGCAGGTAAGTTTGATAAAGTTCCTGCATCTAATAGTTGTCGTAATGCAGCCGTAGCTGTTCTTGATAATCCACCAATCATGTGTATTAAACCAAAACCATAAAAACCAAGTCCTGGTAAAAATTTAAAATGCACAAAGTATTCAATTTTTTTTCTTAAAGGATCTCCTACTTCATAATTTCTTTTAATTGATAAAACTTCTCTAGAGTTTTCTTCAAGCGTTACAACATAAGGAAGTTTGATTCCTGTTGGCTCACCGTCTTGACCCATGTCTTCAAATCCCTCTAGATCTAAATTAACATGGCACTCTAATAAATTGAAAACATCTTCGTCTCTGCCTTTGCTTGCACCTTCAAGCTCTCTTTCTTTTTTCTCAACTTCTGTTTCGTTTACAGGTCCTGGTTTTAATTCTATGTCTCTATAGAAACCAGCAACTTGTTGTTTTCTTAATTCGTTTTCAGATATTTGAACCCGATGAATGATCGACTCCGCATCATCTAATGAGGTAGCTGTATACGGCACAATCAAATCATCTGCGGGAACAAATTTAGAGCAGGCCATCTGTGTTGCTTCGTCATAGTAGACTTTTTTAAAAGCAGATCCTGCTAACGGTAAATGAAACAATAACGAATCAAAATCTGGTTCGTAGTCTTTCATCTTTTCCATGATCTGATAGTTCATGAAATCTTTTACTCTTTGTGATTGTTGTTCTTTAGTTGGTGTCGGTATTCCTAAAATCTGTGTTCTAACTGGGCCGTTTGCCGGTAATAATTCTTTGTATGCTAACGCTTGAAACTGTGTAACAGCTTCAGCTAACACTGGGTGAGTTGCGCCTGATGCACCTTGAAAAGGTTCTGTTCTGTTATCATATTTAAATCCTAATAAATCTAATCCTTCTCTGTAACCTCTTTCCCAATCTTTTCTAGAATTTTTATAGTCTTGATAATTTTGATAAAGTGTAGTTCCAAGTCTACCAAGAATATCTTCAGGTAAATGTTCTGCTAAGTTATCGTAATGATTTTGACCACCTTCAACTGAACCTATTGAAGGATCATAATTAATATCTACAGAACCATCTTCGTTTTCTGTAACTTCTACTGGTCCACCTTCTTCAGAAATTTTCTGTTGCTCTTCTTGTTGAGCAACTTCTAATTCTTCAGGTGATGGTATTTTTATCTCTTGCTCTACGTTTGGAAGAGACTTGTCTACGTCTGCCATTTATTTTCTCCAATTTTACAGGTTTAACAGTATTATAATTAATAAGCAAGCCCTCAGACTGAGGCCCTGATTTAGGGGGTATTGTTTTAGTTAATTTCATCTTCTATTGCCTTAATTGTGATATCATCAACCTCATCAAAATCAGCCACGGTTCCGTCTTGATCAAACACAGCTTTGCCTTCTTCATATTCATCGTCGGCTTTGATAACTTTTTGAGTTTCAAGACCTTCATCTTTAACAAATTCCTCACCTTTTCTAATCTCAAAAGTTGATTTATCTTCAATCGTATCATAGGTCTTATCTCCAGAAGAGCCTACTCCAGTTTTGTTTTTTTCGACTCTAATATCTCCTGTTGAGAGATCTTCATAAAGATCGTATTGGCTTCCATCTTTACCCTCATAAGTTATTACCTTTTCTCTTTCTTTAGTGCCAAACTTAGAACTAACATCTGTGCCAAATTTTTTGATTTTATCTACAAGTAACAATAGTTTATCCATACCAAGTTTTGCACCTTCAGCTACAACAGGTGCTGCTTTTGTTGCCATCTTAATTCCTTTACCTATACCAAATGGTAATAATGACATTATACCCATGAGCTTTATAAATTTTCTTTTGCTAGGATCATCTGGTCCATCAGCAAAACCTATTCTGCCACCTTCAGCTGCGCCAACCATCATTTCACTAGCTGCTCTATCTCTCTCAATATCTTCTTCTAATCTTTCTTCATCTGTTAGAGCTTGTCTTCTTTCATATTCTTTGTACACGTCGTATAATGCACCAGCTCCAATGGTTGCTAATCCGACAGGTGTAAACGCTCTTGCAGCTTTTCCAAAAGGGTTAGCTGCAATTCTTCCTGCTAAAGATAATAGACCTCTTCCTTTTGGTGCAAACGATCCAACAAGTTCTGGGGCTAATAAACTTGCGCCAGCTGTTTTAATATTACCTTTACTTAATTCATCAGCTGCAAAGCCAGCTGCTATACTTGGTTGTCCTAAAACTTTTAATGCAGTCAGGAGAGATCGTCCAGCAGCTTTTGCTGCTTCCTCTCCACCAAGAAAACCTACTGACTTTTGACCAGGTAAATCTACAAGTCTACCATCTGGTTGCAGGCCAGGTTTAAATTCTTCTGTAGGAATTTTAATTCCTTTTTTTAAAAAACCTTGTTCCTCTCCCTCTTTTAATAACAAAGATTTATATGTTTCTTTTATAAGGGCTTTATCTATCTTTCCTTGTGTTCCTACTCCAATTCTAATGGCATTATCTAATACTCCTAAATCTAAAGCTTTAGTATAATCAATAGGAGTTGTTCCAACTTTTAAATTAAAAGGGTCCACTTGAACACCAATAATTCTACCTTTTATGTCTGGATCATCAAATTGAGCTTTTGCAACCAGTTCAGCTATGTCTTTGTTATTTGTATCAATACTTTTTCTAAGTTCTGGAGTTAAATTTTTTTTAGCCTTATTAAATAATGAAACTTGTTTTTCATAAAAAGGTTCAAGTTTATTTTCTACTAACTTTACATTTTTTCTATTTATATCATCTAAATCTGGACCCACAGATGAAATTGGATAGTTAGCTCCTAATTTTTTAAATTGATCATAGCCACCTCTGTGACCTTGATCTATTCTTACTCTAGTGTTTCCCCTTTCATCTTTTACAAAAGCTTTCTTTCCATATATCTCATCAGCTATTTCTCTTTTTATTTTCATAAAAGTTTCTTCTTGACCTAATGTGCCTAACTTTTTCAAAGATTTTGTTCTTCTTTCACTAGACTCTCTGTCAGCTTGTCCAGCTGGTTTAGGTTCAAACTCAAGAGGTTTTATTAAATCTTCATCTTTAATTAATTCTTGATTAAGAAGTCCAGTTCTATAATTTTGAAATTGACTAATTTTATCGTCGTATGCAGCTGTGGTTGTACCTGTTCCTTTTGGTAAAAATTTTCTAGTCATTTTACCTAAACTTTGTTTTTTATAATTATTTTTAAAATAATTTCTCTCTTCTTTAGAAAGACCTCCTGTAATCTTTTCTCCTCCAACTGCAGTTGCTGATTCTGGAACTCTTGTTATATTTAAACCTTCTTCAATAAGATTATCTATAATTTTATTACGTGTTTTAGGGCTTCCTGAAAGAGTTATTTTATTACCATCTACATCTCTAAAAGTTGAAAGATTTGAACTAACAGCATAGGATTGATTGGGTAGGGCTGTTTTTTTAAATTTTTTATAATCTTGTTTAATTATGTCCATTCCTTTTTTAATTGATTTATTTTCTTCTGCTATATTTTTTTTCATTAGAACTCCCTCTTCATCTTGAGGAAAAGGAGTTGTAAGATTTTTATTAGATTCGTTTAAAATTCTATATGTTTGTGTTTTAGATTTACCGATAACTTTAGGTAATTCTTTTGGATAAGGTAGTCTATTATTTTTCTTTTTAAACTCTGCTACTGCTTCTTCTGCTTTTTTAACAGAGTACGCTTGGCCTTCGCCTCCCGCCTGCTGTGCTGGATTAACAGTATAATCAGGATTTTTTATTTTAGCTTTAGCCGCTCGCTCAATTCTTGCGTATAAATTTACACTTTCTGGATCTTTTTTAGAAAAAGA